GGTTTACGCTTGCTAGTAGCTTCAATAATCAATATATTCATTAGATTGGGTATAAGTATTTAAAAATTTCTTTAGGCTTTTTCGAATTGCCCTTGTTCATTAGAATAATAAATCTCTTTAAAACTAACGTCATTTAGAAGCTTTTGGCAGTGCTTGCACGGCTTACCCATAGCAACTTTATTATTCCTGTCAATACGAAATGTAACTAAGGTATGCCTTGAGTGGTCTATGTTCCCTGACTTAATAACGGCGCAAGCTTCTGCGTGTAAACCACTTCCATCAAAGTAGCCATACTTTTGGTTAATTGGATGAGATTTTTTGGAGTTGCGTCCAATAGAAACTATTTTGCTTTTGTTTAGGATAAAAGCGAAGTGGCGACAACGCAATTCAATATCGTCATAGATTATCAGATTCCTAGCAAGGCTTACCAGTCTGCTTAAATTCATTGCTATGAATTTAAAGGGCTCTTTGCCCTTTGTCAAGCCTTTTTGAGAGTTATTTTGGTTTTTCGTAAACCAAAGTTAGGTAAAGGTCATTATCATTAAAAACTTTTTTAAATCCAAAAAGATTTAAAAACCTTATATATGCTTCAAATTTTTTTCTTTTTTTGTAAACTGGAGCGTAAAAAGTGTCAAAACGCATATCGTTCAGAGTATTGATAAATGTGTCGTACATTGCGCTAGTTTGGATAGCGTTTGCATCAGCAAAACAATAGAGTAGTTCGGCTGTTTTTGTAGTTTGGGGCTTGATTATAAAAGCTGCCCCAGCCTTATTTTTATGTCTAAAAACGAAAGAATGCCTAGTGTTTTGCTGCAAAACCTTGCTTATTTGCTCCAAAAATACTGTTGGGGAGCTATGCGGACTTACGCCAAATGAAGATTGCGCCGAAATCGCTAGTTTTAATATATCAGGAATATCTGTCAAATATAGTCTTGTGACCTCAAAAGAATCTATTTTTATCTTGCTTTTAGGGTCCATCGGTGTAATATAATCTAAAGGTAAAAGGAAATGTCAAGGGAGTCTAGTCAAAAAGTAAATTCTGAGCTATTTTCATTAGAGCCTACCGCTCTTTTGGAATTTTTTGTTATTTACTATAACTACGTTGAAAGACCTGATGATAAACTTTACATTCACGGCGGAACTAATGGAATAAATAGTTCCATATATTGGCAAGGCGTTGAATATTTGCCGTTCCCAATTCAAAGTTCAGAGTTTGAAAGTAAGGGCGATGGCAGTTTGCCAAGGCCCAAATTAGCAGTTTCCAACCAAGATTTTTTTATATCTAATTTAATTAGAAGATATAATAATCTTGTAGGCGCAAAAATTGTCAGAAAGAGAACCTTTTTAAAGTTCTTGGACGATGTTAACTTTTCGGAAGGGAAGAATCCATACGGATCAGCAGATCCAAATGCTGGTCTAGAAGATCAGGTATTTTTTATTCTTAGAAGAGAAAGCGAAACTAGAGCGTTTGTTAATTTTGAATTAGCCTCTCCGCTTGAGATCGAAAACGTAACATTCCCTAAAAGAACGGTTATGGCTAGATACTGCTCTTTTCATTACCGAGGCAATGGTTGCAGATATATGGGCGAACCAGTAGCTGATGAAAATGATAGAAGATTGTCTCTTCCCACTGATTTTACCAAAGGATCTTTAATAAGAAGAAAATATACTGGAACAACAATGCCTTCAAGCAATAGTACTTTTACAAGTGCTATAGCTGCGGCTAATTTTTCTTCTGAGACGCTGGTTACGACTACTGCTCCAGAAGTTGCCGATAATTATTATTACGAATTTTTAGGGTATTTTAAAGCAGACTATGGCGAGGGTGGAACTTACTCTTTTCAAGTTCAAGTTAATGATTGTGTAGAATTGATTATAAATAATACTATTGTATGCTCTCGATATTCATCTAACGGTTCAACTATAAATGTCTCTGGAAGCATTACATTGCCAGAAGGCTACCATAGGCTCGTAATAAGGTTTTTTGAAGCTAACGGAACGGGCGGGGATCAATATTTAACTTTAAGCTATAAAGTTCCAGCTTCTAGTTCTTTTGTTTCTGTGCCCTCTACTAGATTTTTTTATGATCAATTTGAACTTGGACTCTTAACCTCTACTCAAAGATTTTATACAGCGGTTTCAGTTTCTAAATCTATTGCTCTAGATAACTCGACAATAAAAGGAGAAACATTTGCTGGCATATGGGAAAATGGTAAAAATTACCGAGTTGGAGACTATGTTTACATAGAAAATTATAATATTAAAGTCTCTAAAAGAGATTGTAACGATTCTCCTAATTGGCAACCTTTACAAGTCTTTTATTTTTGTATTAAAAACCACGCTTCTTCGATGACAAAATATCCGTCTTTGGACAAAGAGCATTGGGTGGCTGATCAATGTTCTAGGACTTTAAGTGGGTGTAAATTAAGATTTGGGAACAAGGGTTATTTGCCATTTGGCGGATTCCCCGGAACTGAAGAATATTCTATTTCTATATAAAATGAAATCAATAGTTGATCATGCTAATACATCAGAGCAAGAAGTCTGTGGATTTATATTGGTTGATGACGGCAATTTAAAATCGGAGCCCGCTCAGAACATTGCATTTATCAAAGATAATATATTTGAAATTCATCCGTTAGAAATTTTAAAAAAAATAAAAAGCGGAAAATTAGCGGCGATATATCACACCCATCCAGTTTCTGGAGAAGCTGAATCAATGTTTGACAAATTTAACTGCGAAAATTGCTGCATCCCGTTTGTTATTTATAGTAAACAAAATCAAAAGTTTAATTTAATTCTGCCGAAAACAGTTCATGTAAATAAAGAATATGTAACTATATTAAAAAATAACTATGACTAGAGTTTATTTATATGGAGAATTGCGAAATAAATTTGGGTCTGAATTTAAATTTCAAGTAAATTCAACAAAAGAAGTTTTTTTAGCTATAAATTCAAACAGAAAAGGATTTATAGATGAGCTAAAGAAACTTGCAGTAAAATCTATTCACTACAGAGTAGTCATCGATGACTATATAATTACAGATCTAAAAGAAATAGAAAGTAAAAAAATTCCTAAAGAGGTTCATATTGTTCCTATTGTATGGGGCGCTGGATTTGTAGAAGGCACCATAGCAGCAGTAACTGCGTTTTTAGAGTATGTTGGCGTTCAAGCGGCAGTAGCTGGTTATATAGCTACCGCTGTTGTATATATCGCTATCGCTGTCGCTATAGCGGGAGCGATGATGTTGCTTTATCCAGAACCTAAGCCAGACTTCGATCAAGAAGTTCAAGCTGGATCAAAGTCTTATCTTTTCGGCAATAGACCAAATAATAAATCTCAAGGCCAAGCTATTCCTGTTGGATATGGAAGATTAAAAATTGGTGGTTCTCAAATTAGCATCGGCGCTTCTCACCATCCAATGAATATGGATGTTAAGCAGTTGATGACTCCTGTTGATAAGCCTATTGACGACTATACTTCGCTTGAATTTGAAAACGAAGCTCCAGACTCTACTGACGGATTAATTCAAAATTCATTCTCAACAAATCAAGCAGGAGAAATAGATGAGTCAGTATCTTTCGCTTCTGCTACAATTGTAAATTCATACGTTGATATTGTTTCTAAAAATGCCGTCAAAGTTACCAGCGGTCCAGTTGAAGTAGTCGTAAAAAGAAATGGGGAAGTTGTTTCTAATATTGATTTGGATACTTATGATGAAGATATTGAATACGAGTGGACTTTGCTTGAAACTGTAGAAAGCAGAAGAAAAGGTGTTATTCCAAAAATAAAGATCGAAAAGCCTTATGCGTTCCAAAATGGATTGGTTTTTAGAAGTTATCATCCCCCAGATTACAAGTTAACTACAGATTATGAAAATGCAACCAATACTGGTGGGGGATATTTTTTTGAGTATTCTTCTGGTGATTTAGTGAAATTTGGCCCAACACAGTTTCAAAAATTACCAATTGGAGATTGGGATTTTTCTACGAGATATTATAGCGGACAAATAGTTAGATATACAACGGGCACTCAAACAGATGTATTCTTTCAAACTCTTGTTAGTGGTACAGGGGGGACGGTTTTAGGTTTTGATAGCTCAGATACTGGTGTTTCAACCAATCCAACAGGCACTGATGGCCTTATAAGAAGTAGTTTTTGGACAAAAATAACTTCTCCAACAGGAGAGTTTATATACAAAGCTCTAAGAGATGTTGTAGGGCTATTACCTTCGACCGGCGGGAACATAAGCAAGTTGCCAGATTGGACCGGCTTGTTCGCAGTTACAGGAAAAATACAGTTTGATGAACTTCTAAGCGGTATGCCGAATTATAAATTTGAAGGAACCTATGAAGGCAAAATCGAAGCTATGAATGAACAGCGTGCATTCGGTAGTAACACAAATGCAGATAATTATGTAATGGAGTTAATGGGATATTTATATATTCCAGTAGTAGAGGATTTAAAGAAACAAGTCCCAGACGCGACTCCTAATGTAATGTATGAAATTCTAAAAGTTGGCGACACTGGTCAATGGAGTGGAATAGGGCTAACTGGCGCAGGAGGCGCGGCCATTCCTCCAAAACGTGGAATAACATTTGTAAAAAATTCAACCCAAAGCACTGGAGATGGACTTTGCTATCCTGTCGTAAAATATAAATTTAAAATAGATTCTGATGATGCTGCGGACTTGTATATCGACGGACAAGTGGCAAGCACTTGGTATGGAGGTCATGGGCTAGTAAGTCCATCAACTCCAGCTGGAATCGAAGCCCTTCCTTCTACAACTAACGAACTGCTTCTAACAGCTGGATATCATCATGTTTATGCAAGGCTGCAAGATGGAGTTGGTTCTGATGGAATCAGTTTCTATTACCAATACGACACAAATTGGGACGGAGGCTATTCAAATTTTGTTGTTATTCCTCAAGATAGATTAAAATATCGTCAGATATCTGACATTAATTTTCCAGAAAATGAAAAATTTGTGTCGAGATCTTTTCAAATTCCAGTCTCTAACATGGTAAGCGGTAGGCAATATAAGATACTGAATCTTGGAAACACTACAAACTGGACTAGTATTGGCGCAAGTTCACCAGTAACTGGCACAATATTCACTAAAACAAATAATACTGCTGCTAATGGTAACGGTTTTGTTTTTGATGATTTGTATAATTATGCCGAATCTAAATCTTCAGAAGGAAATAGGGTTGTTCAATTCTCTGCCGAGAGGCCAAAAATAAACGGTGTTTTTAGCAACGGATATTCTTCTTTTTTTGCTAATTATAACTGTAAAGTAACGTTGGACGGGTTAACTTTAACGACTTCTCCAGTAAGGGTTAAAATTAGGATGTTAGGAACAGATACGTCATTCAGACAATTAAATTCTGCAAACTTACCACTAGCAAACTATAAAACATAATGAAAATTTTAAATAAATATAGATTTGCAAGAGGGGCTAAGAGCGATCCCCCAACCCCTAGGCTAGTTCCGCCTCCAAGTAATCAAAATCTTTTAAAATCAATATCGGTTTCCAGCAGCGTAGATCTTTTGTGCGAAGGCCCAATATATGGACTTGTTGATCAATTTGGCAAAAAAGTATATGGATTAGATATGCTAAAGGGCGTTTATTTAAATACAGTACCAGTAATGAACCTTAAAGGAGAATATAATTATAGAAATGTGCTAATGGAAATAAATTTAGGCACTGAGAATCAAAAACCTTTAGTTAATTTTGATCATGTATATATTCCAAAAGTTGCTAATTTTAAATTAATTGGAGCTATAAATCCCAGCGAACAAGATATTAGACCTAATGGAAGCGAATTTTCAAATGCAGAAGTAGGAGCTAAAAACTTCAGTGCATGGGCGAGAGGGTCTGATGGCTGGCCTGATGTGTACCAAGATCCTTTTGTCTTTATTCATCATATTAGAAATAAAGATGTTAAAAAACTAAAAATAGGTTTTGTAATCGAGCAATTGTACGACACCATATCAGAAGGCGCAGGAAAAGGAGATGCGGGAAGCATGGGCAATTTCAAAAAGTGTTCAGTAGAGTTTTTAGTAAAGTGGGGGATTGAAGGATCTACTATGTTCTCTTCAAGAAGAGTTATTGTTCAAGGAGTTGTAACATCTCCTTATGCTTATATGATCGGAGACGGAGCATCTACGCTAGATTCTTCGGCGGCGAATTCTGGCTCTCTTGGCGGTTTAAATCAAGCTTTTGGATCTTCTATAATTAGAACCTCTTCGATACCAGCAAACGATAATTCAAGAAGAATTCCAGCCATAACTGATGCTCCTGATCTAAATAGATCAAATCCAACATCGAGATCAATATAATATTATTATGCCAATACCGGAGACATACGAGGAATATTTAGCCAAAAAAATAAATCGCAGAAATTACTCTGATATTTTATCGATAATTTATTCTTTGAGAAAAAGGCAAGATGCAGAATATATTCCTCCATCTTTTGACAGGATCGTTTACGCATCTCTTGCGGTTGGAGAAAATTCAGCGTCTGCTGTATTTAATGTTTTATCGGCGTCTAGCTTTGCCAGAGGAAGCCAAATAACCCTATCCGGTACTGCAACATATAAATTAGTAAACGGCGCCACTCTTTTATCTTTAAACCCAGCGATTAAAGTTACCGCACAAATCGATATTGGAAGAAATGGCCCGCCAGATAGTTTACCAGCTTATCAAATTGACTGCAAAGCTTCTGAAATAGACAGTAGCGGTGTTTTTAGCTTTGTAATTCCTTCTACGATAACCTCCAAACTTTCAATTGGCAGGCATACTGTTTATATTGACGCCCATTCTCCCAACAATCCACCAGTTCGTTTGACTGCATCTGGTACTTCAGACAACCAAAGAGAGTTTACAATTACAGCTTAAATTTTAATATAAGTATATGTCAGACGAAAACGAAGATGATAAATTAGCTTATGGCGAGGGTGAAAGTGATCCCGTCCTTCAAGCTATTATTGCCGCTAATAAAGAGGAAATTGTTTTGCCACCAGCAATTGATGGCAAAGATCGGTACGTTACGATAACAAAAACCTCTACCGAAACTACTAGTCCTCTTATTAAAAGAACTGTTGGCGTAGATACTATTTACGAAATTATTGATAGAAATTTCTCTTACCCTCTAACTGCTCACGTTGGATTAAAATTTGATGCCCGTACATTCGCAAATATACCAGATAGAGAATATGATGTAAAAATGAAAAAAGTTAAGGTTCCGTCTAATTATTTTCCATTAGGCGGTAATGGCTTGGATCGTAGGTATGTTTATTCAAATCCTAATTATCCAGCTAACCCAACTACGCTTGATGTCATATTTATGATTGATCAAAATATGAATTTTGCGATGAGATCTTTAATAAAAAGAAACTTGCAGCAATTTTTAAGTAAGCTAATATCTGGATATACAAATGTAAGAGCTTCAGTTTGGCAAACTCAAAGTGGGACTAATACCATAGTAAATCCATCTACAGAGGAAACTATAAATAATTTTACCTATTTTGATAGCGATTTGTTTTTTGAATTAGAAGTGCCAGATTCTACAGGAGCTAATCAAACAAATTTATACAAAAAACTTATTGATGCTTTGGCAACTACCAGTCAGATATCTCCAGCAATCGATCCTGCTGAAACTTCTATAGCAAATTTCTTTTTAAGAAAAAGTCAGTTTAGCATAACTGACGAAGTTGGTTCAAAATCAGAAGATTATACCTTAGAAAAGGTATGGAAGAATACGGTAAGAAAAATTATTTATTTTTCTGGATCTACGCCAGAAGTAATGTCAGCATCGACATATCAAGTTTTATTAAATCACGCAAGAGAAAACTGTATTCAATTTTACTATTTATATGCTGATGCACAATTTTCTGGAACAAGAACTCTTAGAGAGCTTAGTGATGATAGCGGCGGTGGCTCTTTTAATATGCAGCACGACTCTGATATTAAGCTGCAACAATTCTGCGACAACAATTTTTACGACAGCAATAAAATCTATTACGGTGATTGGGATGGGACTTTTAAAATCGCATGGACGGATAATCCTGCTTGGGTGCTTTATGATATTCTTACTGATACTAATTATGGGTTGGGTAATTACATAGATATATACTCAATAGATAAATGGACGCTTTACGATATCGCAAGGTATTGTGACGCTGTAGACGATAATGGGAAATTTGCAGGCGTGCCAGATGGCAAGGGCGGTCTTGAGCCAAGATATACTTGCAATATTATTTTTTATAATAAAGACGAAGCCTTTAAAGTTGTTCAGGAAATGGCAACAATTTTTAAAGGTATAATATACTGGAATACTGAAGGCTTTTCGTTTTTTGCTGACAGACCGAAAGATCCAATAATGTACTTCGGAAATGCTAATGTAAAAGATGGTGTATTTAGTTATAGCGAAGTTGCAAAAAATAAGCGCTATACAAGCGTAGAGGTAGTTTATAATGACAGATTTGATAATTTTAAAGCTAAAATTGAATTGATAGAAGATCAAGACGGTATTAGAAAATACGGTCTAAATCCATTTAGGATTATGGCTGCTGGATGCACTTCAAGGTCAGAAGCTAGAAGAATTGGCCGATATGTCTTGTGCGGATCAATGTTTGAATCAGATACGGTATCATTTACCGCTGGTCTTGAAGCGGTTTATCTTCAACCTGGAGATATTTTTGCAATAAGTGATGAGGTTAGAAACGTTGGTAGAACATTTGGAAGAGTCTTAGAAATAAATAATAATGAAATTAAAATAGATGGAGAATTTGTAAATGAACTAGATTCTGGTATTTATCTTCATATTCCATCTGGAGGCTATTCCATTTCTGATTTAAATAATTTTACAGGGTCAGACGGAAATTTTACTGGCAAACTTGGACAAATCAGAGCGAGAAGGCAAAATCAAGCAAGAAAGTTTAACATTACTAGTGTACAAGATGATAGTTATGGAGCGACTATAACGGTAACAGGCGATTTTCTCGCAGTCTCGGCAAAAACAGATATCTATCCAGTTGTTGGAAGAATTTCTGGTGGAGGTGTTATAACTGGAGAGACTGTATTAACGGGAATAAATTATATATTTCCAAACCAGACAGTAATAGAAGGAAATCCTAAATGGGACTCAGTATCATTTGAAGATATTTCGGGGGTTTTTTCTTCTGAAGATATAGACATAACGTTCTCTGGATCGGCTGGATCTGGACAAATAGTTGATTGGGTCCAAAACTGGACGGCAGATATTGAATTTGCTTCTTCCTCAAATAGTTCTTTAAAGATAAATAATTCTTTAGTTGGAGTTTCAAGCTCTAATGAGATTAGAATGTTTAGACTCTCTTCAGCTGGACAAGTTGAAGCCTCGGGAACTCTTTCAAACTTAAATGAATTTTGGACAAGCTCTGTTCATACAGACGCTGATGCGGGAGATGCGCTTATCGTATATACAAAAGGAAATCAAATTAGTAATACTTTTTCTCCAAACAGCATTTGGTCTACAGGGGCAGCTGCAACAGAGATATATCAAATAGGAGATGATATTTCAGCGTCTTCTTCAAGTTTTGGATATGCGGCGGCTTTTATAAAAGGAGGCTACCGAATTGTAGAAAGAGCTTCAAAGGGATTATCTGAAAGTGGTAAAATTAAATTTACATATAGAGATTTATTAGCTTATTCAAAACTAAGACCGTTTTATACTATCGTGCAGGCTGACGTTGGAAACAGACAGCCTTCTGTTTTTGATGAGTGGCAGGCGTCTAGATATTACAAAGCAGGAAACAAAATAAAAGTAACAACAAATGGAGTTTCTGTACCATATGTGTGTGTCAGAACGCATGAACAATCTTCTACAGGTTTCGCCGCAGATTATACGGCTCCTATTTTAAGACAATGCGATATCGAAGCAGGCAATAAAAATCTAGGATTAACAACACAAAATCCTTCAGAGGTTGCTGGAATTTCTCTAGGAATGATTGTAGAGGGCGCTGGAATACCAAAAGATTCTATTGTAACAAATATAGGAACGAGCCCAGTAACTGTCTCTATAAGCAACGCTCCAACTGCAACAGCGAATAACGTAACCGTAAGTTTTTACTCTACTGCCTCTAAGTGGAGAATAGGAAATAACGAAGGTTATTCTACTGTCGGCTTTCCCAAAGATTTTTATGGAAATAGTAAAATTTATACAAATCAAACTTTAACAGCCGCTCACATATCTGGAGCATTTAATTCAATTGGAATTGATGTGTATATTGGAGATGGCTCACTTGGTCAAACAGATATAGCCAATTTACCAGAATCTAGTGGTTTAGGATATAGTGGACTAGTTTATGGAACTGGTTTTCCAAAAGGATTTTATGAAGCAGTAATTGATACTAGCCCGAAAGATTTAGAAAAAATCCAATATGGAACCTTATATGTTTTAAGCGGCTCGGGCGTACAGCCAGAGCTTTATAAAACAATAGCTATAAAAGAAGAAGAAGCTAATTTGTACTCTGTTGCAGCTTTAAAGTATCTACCAAATAAAGAAGATTTTATTGAAAAGGATATTTTAAATACATCGCCATCGATTTACGTGCAGTCTCCCTATGACATTGTAATAAAGCCGAGCGGGGTAACTATTCTGTCTACTGGCCTCGCATACAACGGAGCGGTTCCAACTGGTTTAAATATTTCTTGGTCTGCAAGCGCAAGTCCAATTGCAGGATACAAAGTTTATGTTTCAAGGCCAGATTACTCAACCCCAGCTGAAGGCGATTCTATATCTGAGCCTTATACAACCGCTTCAAATGTAACCTCATTGGCTATTCCAGTCAACCAAATTTGGGGCCAATACGACATAAGTGTCTACGCACAAGGAACCTTGTATAAATTTTTATCAGATGCTCCTGGTCAAACTGGAGTAATGGTTTTGCCCGCCGCAACTCTTAGCGGATCAGGCGCAGGAGGACTTTTTGCGATAACTTCAACAATTCCAACAGGTTTTACAATTGATACTGCCGACACTAATAGTTTAACATATGGAGTGTATGATGTTGCTAGCGTCGGCGTTGTCGGCATAGGTAATGGAAATTTTACTTCAAAAAATTTAACTTTCAGATGGAAATATATCGATCCAACTGGAGGAGTTATTGATTCAGTTGAAAGAATGTTACAAAATCCATTTGTTGATCTGCCTCCTAAAATATCAGTCCAAGTTTTAGATGAGGCGTCTCAACCTCTCACAGAACTGATACAGTCTTACGACAGATTTTCTTATACAATTACTGAAGAACAAAATAAACGCCTTACTAGTAGAGAGGCCATTGATTGGAAAAATGTAGAACCATCAAGAAACTTGGGTCTCAGAGTAGTTGTAACCGATAACACTTTAAAAACTAAAACTGGAGTTTTTATGGCTTATAATGTTAAGCCATCTTACTCTAGAATAGATGTTGTTGATTCTTATCAAGATTCTCCTTATTTCATATTATCTGGATATTATGGTAATAAATATGGAACTGGTCTCGCTTTTTGGGGTAGCGGAGTTGACGGAATCTTGGGTTCTGGGCTAAGAAATTATGAAAATGGAGCTTTATTAAGAAGCGAAGATAATGATCGAGAAATTTTATTCCAAGATATTTCTGGAGCATTTAAACACGCTACATACAAAAATGGAGCAACCTTTAAAACTGGAATTAATATTACATACAGAGGCGGTGGAGAAAATGATTATAGAGCCTATGTTTATTCTTATTCTGACTTAAATGAGCACTACATAAAATATGTAGATAAAGCTATACCAATAGAAGTTTGGGGTTCTGGACACTATGAAGAATATGGATCAAATGAAGGAAGAGAAATTCCTAAAACAATAGGAAACCCTATTGGTTTCGCAGATTTAAGCGCTATAACCGATTCTTCAAAAACTGGATTTTCGGGCGTTACCTTTACTGTTTTGACAGAAGAAGTTTCAAAGGGAGAATTAATATTTAATTGCTACTCTTCTTTCTCAAATAAAGATGTGTGGTCTATTGATATATATACTGGATTATCAGGAGCTTTTGAGCCTGATACCACAAATAATACAAATCTATACAGATATCATAGCTTATATAGAACTAGATCATATCTCAATGAAATTAGAATTTCAAATGATCTTCAGACAGGTATTTATTATTATTTTAGATTTGTTCCTTGGGATGATTTTGGTCCGGGGCAAATGTCTGATGTGGTAAGTGGATATTTAGAGCATCAACCAACTGAAAGACCCGAATTACCAGTTTCAGTAACTACATTAAATGGAGGGAGAAACGAAGACGCTGAATTTGAACCTACCACTGCTAGTTTGACAAGAGGCCATAAGTATCAAATTCTTGATCTTGGCAGTACAAAAAACTGGACAGATATAGGATGCGATACAACACCAGCCGTAGGAATCCAATTTATTTATAATGGAGCAGCCGTTACTGGTACAGGCGGTAAAGTAAAAAGAGTTGAAATACAAATTCCCTTGGGAGAAGAGGATTTAAACTCAACTATTATTGCTGATACGGCAACCGATTCAACCTACAGATTACCAGCGGACGTTATACAAGGCTCAACCGCCACAATTATCAATAGAGGAGATAAAGATATATATATTGAAGATGCTGACGGTCAGCAAATTTCAGTAATCCGCCCCGGTGAAAGAAGCGATATCATCAGGGCGGATGATCAGTGGTATGATCCTAGAGGTGCTGCACTTTATCTTGAAAGATAATTAAAACTTAATATTGAATACTGACTCGTCGATATTGCTATCGACACCTTTAACATAAGAAGAAATTTCAGTTTCTTGTGGAGCAACTTGAATTTTCTTACTGTCGTAGAAGCTGTCCAGCCAGCCAGCGAGCGGATTAGACTTGGTATTATAAATTCTTTTATAACCCATTGATGTCAGACGATTATCTGCAAGCCATTCTACATAATGCTTGAGTGAATCAGAAGTAAGGCCAACAAGATTCCCCTTGGAGAATAGATAATCAGCCCACTCCTTTTCTGACTCAACCGCCATCTTGTAAGCTTCATAAATGCGATCTTCGTTCTTCTTAACAATATCTTGGAAGCCTTCCTTTGGCTGATCGCGCAGAATCTTTAGGATATTATGGCTGATAGCAACGTGAAGATTCTCATCTCGGGAGATTA